CGCCGAACGAACAAGAGATATTACAAGCTGAAGCACGTCATCGAGAAAGACTTGCAAGAGAACGTGAAGATCGTGAAAGAGTAGAACGACATCAAGCACTACTAATTCAAAATCTACAAAATCAACCACCACAACCACCACAACCAGGGAGACTTATGAGACAAAATGCAGTTCCTCTATTGTAACTATAATTTGATTTTCTCCTCTTATCATATTATATATAATTTAATTATATAAAATAAATAAAGTATAAAAATATATTTTTTTTAATTTTTTAATTTTTTTAATTTTTTTATAATTATATTTTATATATATATGGATTATAGACAAAAATATTTAAAATATAAAAATAAATATTTACAATTAAAAGGTGGTAGTAATTTTCCCCCAGTAGAAAATGATGATAATAATCTTCTAGAACAAAACAATGATGATGATTTTCCTCTACAACGACAAAATGCGGTTATGCCGATCGAACAAAATGAATTACAAGCTGAAGCACGTCAACGTGCAAGAGAACGAGAAGAAGAAAGACGTGAACGTGAAGAAGCAGAAAGACATAGACGTGAAGAAGAACAATTATTAAATCAAGCAATAGCGCGTCAAGAAGAAAGAAGACGTGCAGATTTCGCAGCACGTTTTGGAGTACGTGGTGCAGAATTAGATGCATTATTAGCACGTGATGATGAAGAAAAACTTGAACAAGAAAGACTTGAAGAAGAAGAAATGAACCAAAACAATCCGCCTCTAAGACGTATGCCTAATGTACGTGAAGCAATTTGGAGGGGTCGTGAAAATGAAGCAAGACGTGCAAGATTAGCAGCATATAATGCACGTCGCAGAATTAGATGAATACTTTAAAAAATAGTAATATATAATGGAGGAATTTTTACTTAGGATGACATTACATAGAATTATTTACACAGACTATCATTTTTTAACTGCCAAATAATAGCGTCTACTATACTCATAAATACTCATATCGCCAAATATTTTGTATTCTTTATCAATAATTAGTTGTAATGTACTATTATGAACGTGAATAGTATAAATATTATTGTTAAAATTAATTTCATATGAGAAACTGGATGAAGGGGCAATTACAATTAAACTTGAAATACAAGGATTATAATTATTCACTTTGATAAAACTATCAATGTCGAAAAAATACAGATATTTTGCAAACTTTTGTGTGAGAAAATCTGTAATCATTGGAGAAATAGAATTTCCAATTTGAGAATCAAAAGATTTGAAATGAGAGTTCATTTTGTGTATATTATAATTTATAATCTATAATTTATAATCTATAATCTATGATGTTTCTTAATATATAATATTATTCAATTTTTTTTATTATTTTTTATAATTTTTTTTGCATATATTATGTTAAATTATATAAAAAAAATTTTATTAACATTTATAAATTAAAAAAAGTATTATAATAACAATTAAACAATACTCATATCTTTTAACCGCCTGAAAAAATTATCAAATTATATAAAAAAACTATGTTTTGATATATAATAAAAAAAACAAAAAAAGATTAATATTTATTTATACTTTTTATTATTACATACAAATAATAAATTATAGATATAAATAATCTAAATATAATATAAAATATATTATATATATCTACAAATAATTCTCTAAATGATACAAAAATAAAATTATAATTCTTATTATTATCTATTTTTTCTATATTTTCTATATTATATTTTGTCAGATAATTATCAGGAAAATCATAATTTTCATCATTATATAAAATTAAATTATTTTTGTCAAAATAGTTGATAATATCTTTTGGATTGCAATTAAAAAATTCTCTTCGTTGATTTATTCTTAGATGTTTTAATTTTTTATGTATTCTCTTTTCATATTTTTTTGGATTTTTTACTTTAATATCATAGATAACGTCAAATAATATTGGACAAGATGTATTTGATGATAATTCTTTTGCTCTATCATGTGATGTTTTATTTTCTGTATCAACAAATCCTATTTTACATAGATTAGGCATATATTTATTTGTTAGGCAATATACATAACCATAATTATCATTAATTATATCAGAAGACATAAATATATATAGATATATTTTGTTAAATAAATAAAAACTATAATAACAAAATATTACATAAATGGTTTCCACCATGATCTATGTCTAGAATTATTATTATCATTATCATCCATTTTATCACCCATCTTTTTAATAACATCATCATCGACAGTATCTACAATATATCTAAATAATATTACAAACAAATCTTTCTTCATTTTCTCATTGATATATTTATTTGACAGTTTTAATTTCTCTCCACTAAAATCATATCCATCTTTTTCAAAAGAATTAGTATCATCATCACTATCACTATCACTATCACTATCATCACTATTATTACTATTATCATCGCTATTATCATTACTATTATCATCACTATCATCACTATTTATAACTTCGATATTTAATAATTTAATTTTTAAATCTTCAGGAATTTTAAATAATTTCTCAATAGGTTTAATAATATTAGAGATATAATCTGAAATATTAATAGGTTGATGTGTATTATCAATATAATTTATCAAAGTATTTATATGTATATTATTATCTAAATTTTTATCAAAATTGCTATTAAAATATAAATCTTTTATATATTTTACAAGAAATTTTGATTTAACACCATCACCTAACACAAAATTTTCTTTATTATCATCTTTAATTTTTTCTTTTATTGTTTTTGTTAATTTTTCTTTTGAACCAACAAACACATATTTATTTAATGAATTAATTTGAGTAATAATATTACGTAATACATCAATTTGATTAAATTCTTGTAAATATTGTGGTGTACTTACTTTTAATATATTTCGTATATTATTAAATAATTTATCATCTTTATTATTATCATCATCTTTATCATCATCTTTATCATCATCATTTTTTTTATCATCATCATTTTTTTTATCATCATCTTTATCATCTTTTTTATTAAAAATTTTGAGTTGTTTTAAAACTTTTATGATATGAGGTTTTAATGAAGGTAAATTCAGTTGTTTACGATCTCTATTAAAACATTTTCTAATATTATCAGATGATTTTATATCATAACTAAAATGAAATCCAGTATTTTTATGAACTTCTACACCATTTACAAAAATAGATTGAAATGTATCTAATTTAAATATTTTATAATCATCTATTTCAAATAATATATTTGGTTTCAGAAACTTCATGAATTTTTCTTTTGCTTTTGTAATGTTCTCTAAAGTTAGATTATCAAATACAAATTCGGTACCTTTTTTTATTTCATATGTTGTATTTTTTATTATTTCCATATGTATTGTTTCTTGATCAGGAAAATCTTCTTTCGGTCTCATAATTGGTGTAAAAATATAACTTCTTGTATATATTTTAAATTTGATTTCTCTATGAAATAAATTTCCAATTGCATCTTTTAATCCATATCCATACATTCCTATTATATCATGATTATCTTGTTTATCATTATTTATGTCAAATTTAAAATTCGATGGTTTAATTCCTCTGCCATGATCACGAATACACCAATTATTATTATCATTTTTATAAATTCTAATATCTCTTTTAGATTCTGATAATATATGTTCATCTAGTGCATTCGATATTACTTCTTTTAGAGAATCTTCTATTTCTAAATGTTCTAGTACATTGGCTATATTTATATCAAAATATTTAGGATAATTGGAAGAAGGCATCTTTTGTATATTTCTGTAATAGGTTATATTGATTTAATATTATAATATCAATTTTTTATTTAATTTGTTTAAAAATCAAATAAAAAAATATTATTTCATATTTATAATATCATTTATAATACCAAGAAACATATTATTAAATATTTGCATAACCATATATGCTATAATTTCAACTTGAATATAATTATAATATACAGGTATATGATCAATAACAACATTATTTTTATAATTAGTTAATATCATTATAAAAACTGCATATGAAATTTTAATAATTATATTTATGCTAAATATTACCATGTTTAATTTAAGAAACTTAAAAAATGGTATTTCTCTAACAGGATTTGATATTTTTGAACAACAAATAATATATAATATTAAATATACTGATATCAATAAAAATATTAAATACCAACATATATTTATAATATAATAATATAAGAATAAAGTATCACCATATGACCCATATATTATATTTTCTGTTTTTGTATTATAATAATCTACTGCTCCTATTATAAGAATAGAAAATGTTATAGATACTAAAATAATATTCATTATAAAAAATCTGATAATATTTCTAGATATATTATCAAATTTATTTATATAATTTTGTTGATGTAGATTTGGTTGTTGAGTTTGTTGTTGATTTAGATTTAATATAATTGAATCTGAATCAGAACTAATATTATCTTGGTTATTTTGATTGTTTTGGTTATTTTGATTGTTTTGGTTATTTTGATTATGTTGGTTATCTAATATCAATAGTGGAACATCGGAACCATCATCACTTTCATTATCTAATCTATCGTATTTAATATTCATATATCTATTCATACAAAATTATAAAATAATAATTATAATAATTATAATATCTAGATTATAAAAAAATCAACTTTTTTTTAAATATAAAATTTCTTTAATTCATGTATTTCTTTTTTTAATTTTTCTATTTCTAAATCTTTATCTATAATGTTCTCTGTATTGTATATTCCGGCAAAAAATCATATTAATATTTTGAATAAATATTGCTAATTTGTATTCATATATTATTAAAAAAATAATATATTTATTATAATTTATATTTATTATTTATTGTTGTTATATTCTCACATTTTAAAAAGAACAATATAATATATTATTAGCCATAAACACTTATGAGGGTAATGAGGGAATCCTGCCCTAGTTTTCATATTTATTTTAAAATCCTATATTTTCTAGAACAAACTTAAAAACTGGGCAGGATTCCCTCATTACCCTCATAATTAGTATGTATCTATTCTTTTTTTACATAATATTTAATATGATTGGGTATATGATTATTATCACCAATAAAATAATATTTCTTAAAGAATATATTAGTAGAAAAATAGTTATCAAAGAAACTATAATTATATTTTCTCTTGTCATTTTTAGTTAAATTATCATAATAATCACTCTCTTTAAAATCACTAAATAAATCTTTTAATTTTATAATATCTGTCTTATTATCAGTCTTATCATAATTATCTTTAAACCAACCTAAAATATTGCATGATAATTCTAAATATAATTGTGTTCTTTGTTTTATTGCTTCAGGGATTATAAATTTATAATCATTTTCTTTATATTTCTTATATTTTTCAAATAATATTTTTAATAATGCACATTTATGTTCATTTTGAAATGTATTCGATTTATAAATCTTATTACCTTTATAAATATAATTAGATTCATTTATTAATTCATCTTCTTCGACAAAACTTGATCTAAAATATACATCGATTAATCTCATTATATCTGCTTGTGTGGGTTCTTCTGCAAATAAAGGTTTCTTATTACATTCAACAATAATTGTACAATATAGTTTCTTCTCTGTATTTGATTCATGATGACCTCTTGCAGAAAAATTACCACCACCTGTCAATTCTTTTACAATAGAATTTTCAAATTTGGATTTTTCTGGTGGTTCTCTGAATATTACAAATCTTTTTTTATCAATATTATTCTTCTCTGGATTTGAACCTGTTTTATTTGTCTCAAATAAAATTGCACTATTTGCAATTAATCCATAATCCCCTAATCCACAAAGATATAAGTCATGTAATAAACCTTTACCATTACGTCCATTTCCATTTGCAATAGTAAATTTTTCTAAACATCTACCTTCTAAACCTGTTGATAATATAGACAAATATAATTCTCTTTCATTTTCAATAGGAAATATATTATTAATTATATTATCCATAGTTTGTAATTGTTTTTTATCTGGTTCAATCCAAACATATCTAGTTGTAATAGATATATAATCATCATATTTATAATCTCTAAATTTATCTTCATTAAGATCATAAACTAAATTATCAAAACCAAATAAATAAAATTTTGAATCAAATTCTATCTTATTATTTGTCAAACATTCTTTAGTTGTTTCAATAATTTCTTTCTTAAAATTTAAACTACGTAATTTATCTAATTTTGTTTTATATTGATTGAAACATTTATCATCCCAAAAACAAGAAACTAACACATTTTTAAGAAAATTATATAATTCACCTCCAATATAAATTCTCATAATAGTATCATCTTTTTCCCAGAATTTACCATTAAAACAATATAATTCTCCATTTTTCCAAACAAAATCAGTTGATTTTAAATATTTAATATAATGTGCAATACCTGTAGAAGTCATATCAAAATCTTTAAATAAT